TGCTAGAAGAGCGCGAAAAACTGGGGAAAAAATAATGCTAGATCTACTTGGTGGCGGTCTTCTTGGCGGCATCTTCGGTGGTATTTTTCGCCTTGCTCCTGAGGTTTTAAAGTTCTTTGATAAAAAGAACGAGCGTCAACATGAACTGTCCATGTTTGACAAGCAATGTGATTTAGAGAAAGTCCGTGGACAGCAAAAGCTTGCAGAGATTGGCGCTGCTAGGGATGCTGCTGTGGATGTTGGCGTGATGGATGCTTTTAATGCCGCCATTAATCAGCAGGCAGAAATGGCCAAGGCTGCTGGTGGATGGGCTGCAAAGCTATCTGCGTCTGTGCGGCCTGTGGTGACCTACTGGGTGCTGTTTATCTGGTCTGCTGCTCATGCAGTCTTCATGTGGAATGGCTGGTCCCAAGGCATGTCGCCGGTAGAGGTGTTTAAGCTGGTGATGTCGCCAGACTTTGCTGCTTTGCTGTCCGGCACCATTAACTATTGGTTCCTAGATCGCACTCTAAAACAGCGTGGACTCTGATGAATCTGGAGCTTGCTGCTGAACTGTGTCGCAGGTTTGAGGGCTTTCGCTCCAAGCCCTACCTGTGCCCTGCCGGAATTCCGACAGTGGGGTATGGATCTACTTATTATGCTGGCGGCAAAAAGGTTGCTTTAGCCGATCCTTCAATTACCGAAGAAGCCGCTAGAGCATTACTGATGTCAGAACTTCACCACACTTATGCGCCCGGTGTCTTGCGGCTGTGCCCGATTCTGGCTACCGATGAGCGCAAATTTAATGCAATAGTAGATTTTGTTTACAACTTGGGTGTTGGCAAACTGCAATCTAGTACTTTGCGTCGGAAAATTAATGCTCAAGATTGGGATGGTGCCCAAGAGCAATTGCTTTTGTGGACCCGAGGGGGTGGCAAGGTGTTACCAGGGCTAGTCAAAAGACGAGCGGCCGAACGAGCATTGTTCCTGTAAGCTTATCGACACCATGAAAAACATACCTGATGCACAGCAAGCGGAGGAGTTTGATCGCTACATCCAGCACTGGCAGCAGGTATTGTCTTTGAAGAGTTGGCGCATAGAGCGCGTTAAAAAGCCTGCAAGCAATGCTATGGCCTCTGTATCGTGCGATCTAGAGGCAAGGCTAGCCACCTACCGCCTGGGTGACTTTGCAGGCACTGAGATCAATCCTGAGTCCCTCAGCAAAACCGCCTTGCATGAAATACTGCATGTGTTTTTGCACGACCTCATTACTGGTGCCAGAGACAGCAGAACCAGCGATGAACAACTATCTGCGCTAGAGCATGGCGTGATTAATGTTTTGGAAAAGGTGTTGTATGACGAAAGCAATAGTCAGCGATAAAGAGTTCATTGAGATTTGGAATAACCTGCGCAATGGTGAAAAGGTAGCGCAGCGCTTAGGCACCAAGACTCGCTCTGTCATGCGGCGTAGACGCAATCTGGAACTGAAATATCACATTGCTCTGCCATCCAATAAAGGCACCTATACCGAACTGCAGACTGCTCACAAGCATAAGGGCCGGTATGTCGCTGGTATCGAAAATGGTACGGTGATTGTCTTTAGTGATGCACACTTCTGGCCTGGGATTCGTACCACCGCTTTTAAAGGCCTTCTATGGGCCATTAAAGCGCTCCAGCCCAAAGCAGTAGTCTGCAATGGGGATGCTTTTGATGGAGCCTCTATCAGCCGTTTTCCCCGTATTGGCTGGGACTCTAAGCCCTCTGTAATCCAAGAGTTACACGCCTGCGAGGGATCTCTGGGTGAGATTGAAGAGACTGCTAAACGTGCTCGGCACAATGTGCAGCTAGTGTGGCCGCTCGGAAACCATGACGCTCGTTTCGAGAATCGGTTGGCTCAAAACGCTCCCGAGTTTGAGGGGGTAGGAGGGTTCCACCTCAAGGATCACTTCCCGGCTTGGATTCCGTGTTGGTCCGTATGGCTCACTGACCATGTTGTGGTGAAGCACCGATATAAGGGTGGCATCCATGCTACGCACAACAACACTGTAGGCAGCGGCAAAAGTATCGTAACTGGACATCTCCATAGCCTCAAGGTGACTCCCTACTCCGACTACAATGGTACGAGGTATGGGGTCGATACTGGGACTTTGGCGGACACCGACGGGCCTCAGTTTATAGACTATCTGGAAGACAGTCCTACCAACTGGCGCTCTGGGTTCACAGTCCTGACTTTCAAGGATGGTCAACTCCTCTACCCAGAGGTCGTGCAGAAATTCTCTGAGGGTCACATTCAGTTCCGAGGTCAGGTGATTGATGTGAGCAAGCTGTGAGCGGCTGGCTCATTGGTCTGACCGGAATTATCTACGCATACGTCTGCATTGAGCAGTTTATGAAGGGCAATCCTGGGATGGGGATTGCCTACTTCGGGTATGCAGTAGCCAACATTGGGCTTTACTTGTTAGCCCGATGAGCCATGACCTGATCGGCCCAATCCTCAAACGCTTTTTTTGACAAAGCGGCACTGATTGCGGCATTGGATGGTGTCACATCTGCATTTGCTTCCAATGCTTCTAGCAATTCTTGCAATTTTTCCAAATAGTGAATTGCTTTTTTAATTTCTTGTGAGGCTTGATCCTTGCTGCCCATGCGCAGCACATACTTGATGGCATTGCCTCGGTAAAAGCCAATACGCTGCTCTAGGGGCCAACTATCAATAACCGCCCACGGCTCCAACGGCATAGTCAGATAATGCTGACCACCAATTTGTTTGTCGTCTGCTGCCATCAGGATTCCTTCACAAACACGCCAGAGGCCATTAGGGTGCCTTTGCGGTGCTTGATTTGGTCATAGGCCATCTCCATGCAGTCCACCAGATTGATGTCTTGCAGGGCGCAATAGTTGATCAGGCAGACCATCACATCGCCAACGGCGTCCATGGTCTCTTCTTTTTGGCCCTTGAGAGTGGCGTCTGCTAGCTCACCCATTTCAGACAGGGCCTTCAACAATTGAGCATGGGGGGTGCTATTGGGGATGATTCGTCGTGCTTCGGACCAACGAATGATGTCCGCTTCTAGAGCTTGATAAGTGGCCATTACTATTCCTTAAACAATCATTTTGAGTTGATAGCTGGTGAGACATTCACCAGTGTCTGGTTTGTACAGACTGCCGGTTACGCAATCTGCCCAATGTTCCCCAATCTCTGTGTACTCATTCTTGATCGGGTCATACTGCTGAACCTCAATCATCTTGAAGTTACGCTCCATAACGCCTTCAATGGTCTTTACCTTTTTGCTGACAGAATCAGACTTGAGCAGGTGAAAGCCCTGAGACAGACAAGCTGGTTCGCCTTTAATAATGATGTGTTTCATATTAGGTGGGGCCTACTCGCTGCGTCTGGCAGAGATGACGGGACAAAACGCCGGCATGTATCAGCATCCGCTTTCGGCCCCGTAACTTAGAAGCAGCCGCAGACCTGCTTACCGTTGATTCCGGTGTAGCAGCGATACGGCTGATTGATGGGGCATGCTGCCGCAGCAATGCCGGAGATGGTCAGCAGGATGATTGCGATGGTGGTTTTCATGATATGTCCTTAAGTTGATTACCAGGGGATGTCTTCGTCTTGAGTCTTGGCAGCGCGGGTAGGCTGACTGCTTTGCCGGGTCTGCTCTTGCTTTTGGCGCACAGACAAGCTGATGAACTTCTGCCCACCCTTGCTGACCTTGGACCAACCGGAGATCCAGTAGTCCGTGCCCTCAATGTTGATGGAGCCGCTCAGGTCCGGGTGCTTTTCCTCAGTCTTCTTGTCGTTCTTGAACAAGGAGCCTCGGTTGTTGTTGTCATAGGTCGTCATTTTCTTCCTTTCAGTTATTGGCCTCTTTGGCCTTCTTTAGAGCACTCCGGGTCTTGGAGTCCAGTTGATCCCAGAGGTAGGTCTTCTGATCTGCCTCTAGGTTTTCTTTCGTCATACGCTCATAAGCGCGTCCTACTTCGCCGCTTGCAACCTGAGTGGTCAGGCTGTCGGCCAAGGCTTTCAGGTATTCCTTTTCCTCTTCGGGCAGATCTTCGCCAATGCCACCTCGGGGCGAATGCTTGATGCTGGCAGGCACAGGACCTTCTTCCGGCAGGTCGTCACCCGCATATAGATACAAACCCAAGCCGTGCAGGCTGAGAGCCTTGGTCATGCAACGCATGTGGGCAGTGTTGACCGCAAACGCATCCGGGTTCGGTATAGCTTTATTGCGATGATCCATGACCGGCAGCTGGCAGGTCATAGGCTTGCCAAAGATGGTTACGGTCACCATCACCATTGCCGTGTCATTGATGTTCATGTAGGGCACGGTACGCTTGCGACCATCAGCGCCATGCTCTTCAAACAGGGCAATCTGATAGGTAGCCGTCGGATCTGCCTTGAGTGCCTCAGCCCATGCCCAAGCCCATGACAGGTAGGACAGGTTGTTCTTCTTCTCTACATGCTCGTTGACGTTAGTCTTGAGTAGCTTTTCGATGCTCATTGGCTTTTTCCTTTGCAATGCATTTTTGAAGTTCAGACTGAAGTGTTTGCTTGATCTTGTCGTGTCGGGCATCCCACTGTGCTTTGCTTCCAAAATAGTAGCCCTCGATCTCCATCATGTTGCAGTACGACAGAAGCTGAGTTAGCTGCGGCGGTGTGAACTTCATTTCCTGCTCCACTCTTCGTACTTGTCCACCTCGTCGTCCAGCATGTATTCTTGGTCTTCAATGTCCAGATCCCGAAATGGGACAAAGTGGTTTTCCTCGCAGCAGCTGCGTTTGTCGCCCTTGGGTTCCAAGCAGTAGACGCAGTAATCGGTGTCCGAGGCCATGAATTCGGACTTGAGTTCAGACCGGAAATCGCGTTTCTGTTCCATGATGTATTCCTCTTCGCGGATGACGGTTTCGTAGAGTTGCTGCAGGCTCATTTGCGGGCCTCCAGCATGGCATCGGCCATTAGATAGGAAAACTTTGCGGCAGTCTTTTCATCTCCGAGGGCAAAATTGGTGCCGTCGGCCATCGAGCCGGAAATAAACCCTTGCATCGCCTTGGCTGCAAAGTAGTCGCGCAGGGTCATGCCATGGCTAAACGGGTCAGGGTGAGGCTGGTACTGCGGAAAGGCAGGCTGATTCATTTCTGGCCCCTTTGCTCAGAGGGAGGAGTCCAGCCAAACCGACGCCACACGGCCTGGACATCAGCACCGCGCTCGTAGCGCTTACCATCTAGAAGGGATTGCGTAGGCTCAGTACGCTTAGGAGCATTCGATTGCATTGCTTTCTCCATGTTCAACTGCGGGATGCAGTCCAGAGACTATACGACGATTTTTCGGCTTTTTTCTAGGTACTTTCCCTAGTGCCGGCTTGCCCAAGAACTGCTAGTCTACACGAATGAATGAAGCAACCCGACTGGAAAAAACCACCGCTTCTATGCTGATCGTGCATGCCACCGAGATGCTGGAAGCCCACCATGAGCCGGATGACTTGGATGCGGCAGTAAAGGCTGTGCTGGCAATGGCGCTGCAGCAGGCCTATGACAAAACCTTGCGCCCAATTGAGGAGTTGTTTTATGACTAGCGACTTTTTTAGTAGGATGTTCAAAGCCGGTGTTCCGTATGATGCGGACACCAATGAGTTCAAGGTCGGTCCGGCAGAGATTGCCCGGCTAGACTGGCAGAGGAAACTGGATGAGCAAGAAGAAAACTGGATGCGCCGGAACCCAACCTTCCGAAGCAAAATCTGGGACGATGAAGACTGACGAAGATATCTTAAAGATATACCGAACCTGCTTCCCCAGGGGGCTCCCAATTCGGGACGAGGATGTCTTGTACTTCGCTCTGGCACTGCTAGACGAACAGTGATATAGTGTTTGAAAGCCCGGATAGATAGGGAGTAGCTACCCTATCGAAGAGTGTCCTCCCTCCACCTTCCGGTGACTTTCTTCAGAGGGAATTTGAGCGAGAAAATCATGCATTCTTTTGAACCGGCTGACGCTGTGGAATACGGCATTCTTGAGGCTGTGCTGCTTGCCAACATTCGTTGGTGGGTCTCCAAAAACGCAGCCAACAATAAGCACTGGTATGACGGGCACTACTGGACGTACAACAGTGCCAAAGCCTTTGCCAAGCTGTTTCCTTACGCTTCGCAGCAACAAGTCCAGAGAGCCTTGAAGAAGCTAGAGTTGTCCGGCATCGTGCATGTTGGCAACTACAACAGCAATCCATACGATCACACCAAGTGGTATACGGCCCCTATTCAGGGAACGTACGATAGATCACATTTGATCACTCAGACGATTACTGATGATCAATCTCTAACAGATATAAACCAGAAGAAAACCAATAAGGTTGCTACCAATCCTTTCTTTGACGTTTTCTGGAAAGCCTATCCCAAAAAGACTAATAAAGCATTTGCTGAAAAGTGCTTTACGAAACTGGGAGTTGATCAAGTCCTGCTAGACCAGATGCTTGCGGCCTTGAACGCACAAGTGCGTTCGGTTTGGCAGAATAAAGACCCGCAGTACATTCCTCATCCCAGCACTTGGCTGAACGGGAAGCGATGGGAGGATGAATTGCCTCCCACTGCCAAACAAGAGTCCGCAGAAGACCGCCGGAAACGTCTGGCATTTCTGTAAGGAATTGAAATGGATTTGCTCAACGAATTGGGAATTGACTTTAAAGAGTTCCGGCAGGAGGACGATGCCAAGGCCAAGGTCCGGAACGCTTCGCTCTTTTCTGGAGACCTCAAGGCTAAGCTGCGGCAGAAGCAGGCCGACAACCCGATTGTCTTGCCTTGGCAGCACTACCGGGATGACTTTGCCTTCCGGCCTGGGGAAATGACGCTGTGGGCTGGGCAGAACGGTTCCGGTAAATCCCTGGTTACCTCCCAACTGGCTCTGTCCCTGATCGGCCAAGGTCAAAAGGTCACCATTGCGTCTTTCGAGATGAAGCCGGTTAACACCCTCCAGCGGATGGCTCGTCAGTGGATCGGTATGAATCCGATGGCACCTGAGTTCCAGACTTCAGAGGGCCACACCCAGATTGATCACCTGTACGACCAGTTCTCCGAATGGATCTCCGGCAGGCTGTGGCTGTACGACCAAATGGGCGCTGTAAACAAGGACCTCGTGATCGGGATGTGCCGGTACTCTGCAAAGGAGTTGGGTGTACAACATATCTTCATTGACAACCTAGCGACATGCGTCATGGGGGAGGACGATATGTCCGGTCAGAAGGATTTTGTGTCCGATGTGATCACCATTGCCCGGGATTACAACATTCACCTGCACCTGATCCACCACCTGCGCAAACCCATGAATGAGTACGCCATTCCGAACAAGTACGACACCAAGGGTTCGGGTGCGATTGTTGACCTCGTGGACAACATGTTCATGGTCTGGCGGAACAAGGAAAAGGAAGATGACATGAAGGATGTTGGGGACATGTCTGCAAAGAAGGATGACCCTGACCAACTCCTGCTGTGCCGAAAGCAGCGCAACTATGAAGGCTCAGAAAATGGCGAACCCACCATCAAACTCTTTTTCCACAAAGACGCCCAGCAATACTTGGAAGGTGCCAGGGAAGAGCCCATGGCCTTCTACAACTGGCCTCACACCGCAACAAAGTGACCGCAGGCAGTTGGAAGAGGGTGAAGCCCGAGTTCTGTACTGCACTTGGAAGGTGACCGGGCAAAAGGTGATGACAGAAAAACGGGTAAAAGCGATAAAACGACTTTATGGCCCAGAGGCATTAAATCGCATTCAAAAGTACATGATGGAATTGCATAAGGGAGAACTGGAATGAGTGCCAAGATTCTGTACAAACTGTACGGTGAGCCGGTGGCCAAGGGCAGGCCCAGGTTCACTCGGCAGGGCAGGGCCTACACCCCAGCCAAAACCAAGACCTACGAGGATGAAGTCGCCGTTATGGCCAAAGCGGCCATGAATTGTCTAGAACCGCTTACAACGCCCGTAGCCGTGTTTGTTTATGTCACCTTTGCCGTGCCTCAAAGTTACTCAAAAAAACGCAGGGAGGCCTGTTTAGAGGGCTTGGAGAGGCATGTTAAGCGCCCGGACCTAGACAACATCGTGAAAGCCATCACTGACGGCATGAATGGGGTCGTGGTCTATGAGGACGACTCCCAAATTGTCAGCCTGCATGCCACCAAGGTTTATGGCACAGATGCCATGGTGGAGGTGATGGTTACGGAGCAATTGCCATAGGTGAAAACCCCTAGACAATCAAGTATTCAAGTGGTGTATTATTGATTTGTGTCCTCCTCCTATACGCGAGAAGCCCATCTCGCTAACAAGCCGTCATGCCATCGAACCCTGCGGACACAGTTTATGGATTCCATAGATGAGCCGGAACGAATGACGGAAACGGGCCTTTGTCTTAAAAGGAAATGCAATGACACAACATACAAATTTGTATGCTACGCAACCCGAGGCCCTGCGGCTGGCTGATGCGCTTGATCGGCAGTTTTTGCACGTTTGTGAACCTGCCGCCGCCGAATTGCGCCGCCTGCACACCATCAACGCGCAACTTCTGGAGGCGCTGGAGGACTACGCTCAATACGGCATGAGCCAGAAAGCCCGCGCCGCCATCGACGCAGCAGCAAAGGGGGAAGCATGACCCGCGACGACATCATTCGCATGGCGCGAGGGGCGGGGTGGAAAGACCTTCGTGAGTTCGATTCAGAAATGCACGATGACATTTTCATGGGCAAAACCGCAGACCTTGAACGCTTCGCCGCCCTTTACCGCGATTACCTGCTCTCCACCGAGATTCATTCCTGCCATGCCAACTGCCAGCGGTTTGCCTGTGTGCAGACGCGTCGGGCGGTGGAGGCTGAGCGTGAGGCGATCCTGCAAATGAGTCAATCGCAATGGTTCAAGACCCAAGCCGACTTTGAAGCCGCCATCCGCGCAAGGGGGCCGCATTGAAAAAGCGCAGTAAATACCGCCCCAAGGGCATTCGGCTGGATAACTTATCCTGGGTCAAGGCAGGTCTGCAGCGGGTGGGAACCCTGCCTCAAGCAGGTGTGGCCCTGAAGCTGAAGAACCATGAAGCGCTGGACAGTGTGCGGACTGGCCATGCAAATAGAGATCATATAGATGTACTAATCGCTGCATTTAATGTGGCAGAGGCACTTTTGAGGCTCAATCCGGACCTTGGTGAGCCCCATGCTGCTGACATTACCAAAGCCCAAGATGCCCTGTTTACCATGGGACAGCGCTATGCCAAGACTGGTAGCTTTGTCTTTACTGGCCCGGAACTGATGGCTGTCAGGTACGGGATGGAAATCCATGATGCCCAGCTGGACCAATGCACGGTCCGTGAGATGGAGCATGCAATTGATTTTGTAAACAAAGAGGTTATGGCCAAAAAAGCCAGACCTATTATGGAGCCTGCATGACCACTCAACTTGTGCGTAGCACCATGAAGATGATGGTGGATGGTGGTATTGATCCTGTTGAGTTGATTTGGTTTGACATGACAGGCGCGATTACGGATACGCAAAAAGCAAATTTAGATCCGTTGATGACACATCGTCCGCCATTTGAAAAATGCTGTGTAGTTTGGCAAGGTGCTACGCGTAGTCATCAGAGCTATGAAGTGTTGATGCTGGTGGCCGGGACAGATCCTGCAGACGGCATCATGGTTTCAATGTGGAAAGGACCCAGTGGTCGGATGCCACAAAAAATGGCGCCTATGTTTTATTTCATTGAAGACGGCAACATTCGTTATGGCGCTGTAGAAGATACTGAGCCTGTCGAGAAAGAGATTGCTGAGCTGATGTTGGCCGCAATAGCTGGTTGGTATGCTTTGATGGACAAGGGTGTTGCATCATATGCACCAATTCCAAAAAGCAGTTTTACTAATCGTCGCAAAATGGCCGCAGGCAAGATGCCGACATTTGATTGGAAGACTGTTTTTATTGAACCTGCGCAACCGCGTTCTGAGCACCAAGGCGGCACTCATGCTTCGCCTCGGGTTCATGACCGCCGAGGGCATGTCCGTCGCTACAAGACCGGCAAGTGTATTTGGGTTAAACCTCACAAAGTTGGTGATGCAACCAAAGGCGCGGTGTTTCACGATTATGCTTTTAAGGTGACGGCATGAGTACGCTTGAAGATCCATTTGATTACCCCGAGCCTTTCAAACCTAAAGACATCCCTGAGAAAGCAGAGGAGCTAAGGGAAAAACGCAGGGCTTACAGGGCTAAGAAACTAGGCAGGGCTATAGGCAAGCACGGAGGCTACAGGCCAGGAGCAGGCAGGCCCAGAGTGCGGCAATACACACACATTGCTTATGTCATGCTGGACAACATTCAGGTCAAACTGCTGGAGGACTTGGGGCAGGGAGACATCAACAAAGGAATCCAAGCCGCTATTGAAAGGTTTACCGATGGGTAAGGGATCTGCTCCAAGAAAGTTTAGTGTCGATCATCAGACCTTCAGTTCCAATTGGGACAATATTTTTGGGAAACGCAATGGAAACGAATCAGGCAGACAAGGCGATCAGGTACATCATGGAGAACGCACCGCTGTTCGCTCAGGCGAAGGCCAATCGGGTGTTCATCGAGAACTACCTGCGGACCGTGAAAAGCCGACTAATGAATGCTGAGGTTGGGACGCTAGGCGCAAAAGAAGCCTATGCCTATGCACATGAGGACTATGTGACCCAGCTGGAAGGCTTGAAGGTCGCAACTGAGGAAGAGGAGCGATTGCGCTACATGCTGCTAGCCGCTCAGGCCCGCATTGAAGTCTGGAAAACCCAGGAATACACGAAACGACAAGAATTGAAGAATTTGTAATGGCTAAACCTCAAACAATCCACACAATTGAATCGCTACTAGCTCGTACTGTGGAAATGGGCACTTGCATGGAATGGACTGGATCTTTGCGCAATCACACTCCGATGGTGTTTCACAATGGCAAGATGAAGTCGGTTCGCAGAATCATTTGTGCCATGCAAAATCGCACTGTTCCTGCTGGCTACTTTGTCAGCAATTCTTGTGGTGATCCGAAGTGCATTCACCCGTCCCATATTGTCTTTCGCAGTCCCAGCGCTCATGCCAAGGCAATGTGCAAGGCTATCGACTATCAGAACCCGACTCGGCGCATCAAGCTGGCAGAGAGTGCCCAGGTCCGACGCAAGCTGACTGACGAGCAGCTGCAGACCATCCTGAGCGGTGAGCAAAGTTGCACGACTTTGGCCAAAGAATTTAAGGTCAACAAGGCTGTTATTGCCAAGGTCCGCAGGGGTGAGGCTCACTGCATGACCATTGCCCGGAACAATCCATTCTGGAGCTTGTATGGATAAAGCCAGTCTGGAGGAATTAGAGAAAACCCTGATTGCGGCCATCAATGCAGACACCGAGAATGCGGACGACGAGGTATACGCCTACATCGGTTCTAAGACCTTGTTGGCACTGTGTGAGGCGCTCCTGCTAGTGCGCGGTGCAATCAACGCAAAGGAAGAGCAATCATGGTTTTTTTCTTAGGCTTTGTCTGTGGGATCGTGTTGGGCTCATGCCTGTCTTGGCTGGCATTGGCCTACATGTTCCCTGTGAACATTGAAGAAGCCGGGGTCAGCATGTTTAAGACAATGCAACCGCATTGCTGCAACCATAACTGTGATCAGGGTCGCAACTGTATATTGGACAGAGAAGATGCAAAGCGATAACTGGCCCTTTCCTCCGCCCGGATTCCACCATCCCAAGCCTGGGGAGCGGGTTCCTCTTGGCCATGATGACTACGAGGATGCATTGCTATGAAGGCGACATTGACGGAAAAAGTATTGGCCCTGATGTTTGTGGCGCTTGGCACCACAGCGGGCATATTTGTATCGACTCATCTTGTGGTGGGTGTAATGGGAGCATGCAAATGATTGACACAATGAAACAGGCGCTTGATGCGCTGGAATACATATACACCGAGACAACCGAGGAGGAGGACAAACTGATCCATGCCGCCATCACCGGCCTACGCCTCGCCATTGAGCAGGCCGAGAAGCAGGAGCCGGTGGCGTGGAAGAACGCGGCGATTCGCCTAGGTGAAGAACTGTCCAGCGTCGGGCCTGATGGCTATTACGACATGACTGCCGAGCAATGGCTGAGCTGGGCGATGGATACGACAGCACGGCCCGGTGGGCTGGCGCAAGAAGCCGCCGCTGAACTGCGTCGTTTGCATGAAGAAGATCAAGAAAACGCTCGTATTATTGGCATGGGTGCAGAACGTGAGTTGAGGCTGAGGGCCCAAGTGGATGAGCTAGAACGGGCATTGGGCATAGCAGGAAAAGCCTTGCGTTTGTCTATTGAGTGCCATCGCTGCGGAAGGTATATAGCCGATGTATAGAGATCGACACCTATTGGACCTAGCCCAAGGGCAGGAATGCCTGCTGAACATCTCCCAAAAGTGCGCTAGGGATGAAGGTTCGACCACGGTAGCTTGTCATGACAATAGTCTGCAGGCAGGTAAAGGTATGTCTCTAAAAGCTGATGACTCCAACTCTGTCTGGGGCTGCTATTGGTGCCATTCCCTGTTCGATCAAGGCCACATTGATCTGGACGATAAACGGGCTATGTTCAAAGAGGCATACACCCGGCAGATAGACGAATGGCTTAAAATAGCCCAGAATCCCTGTCTAAAGCCATGGCGAGTGGAAGCTGCCAGGAATGTCCTAGACCATATTGGAGTGCCTTATGAATGAAGCTGGCGCATTTGTCCTGACCCTGATGCATGCCGCTACCAACGCGCATATCCTGCACCTGCGTAGCCGTAGCTTCTCGGAGCATATGGCCCTCAATACCTTCTACACCGAGTTGCCCGAGCTTGTGGATGACTTGGCAGAGGCAATCCAAGGGCATGAGCAGGAACTGCTGGACTTCCCCATTGATTACTACGCTCCTGCTGAAACTGCCCTTGACGAACTGACCCAGCTGCAGGAATATGTGGAACAAGAACGCAAGATGATCCTGCCTGAGGCCAGCGAGATTCAGAACATCGTGGATGAGATTGCCCAGCTAATTGACTCCACCATCTACAAGCTGAAGTTTCTGAAATAACCTGTTTGGTAGGGATAAATGAACATATAGGTTGTCAATTACAGCAATTCCGAAACCTATACATACAGTTTTCTCCTAGTGGTTGAGATTGGCCCTCCTGGAAACAGGGGGGTCTCTTTTTTTGGCTTTTCAAATCCAGACACAAAATCCACTTGGAAAAAAAAGAGGGGCCTAAAATTTTGAAGGGGGGGGGTCCTCTATACGCGTACGCACACACGCGAGACCCTAATGTAGCGGCAAAGTACTACAAATACCCAAAAAGAGGTATGTAAACCCGTACAGTTTAGAGAAAAGTAGTACAGAATTGCATGGCGTGCCTCATCCATGGCCATGAATGGGCCAATGGCGCGGGAAGGCCTGTAAAACGCGCTACATGGCGCGAATCGCTATAGGGGCATGGCTTGGTGCCTCATTCAATTTCAATTGATTGTGGTGCGTTTAAATCGATTCTGTTTTGCATGGGCGGATCTATTCCTACCGGCCAGAGCCGGCATGAACGCGTTTCTCCCTTCCGGCCAATGGGCCAGAATTAGCGAGACAATGAAAAAACCCGGCTCATGGCCGGGCGGAAAGTGTTAGCGGATTGACTGGCCGGCTTCGCGAAATCCCTTGCCCCAGAGCTTTTGAGCTTGTTCCCGATCTTCCGGGTTCTCTTCGCTCAATGCTCGCTTGAACCATGCCATGTAGGCATCGGCTTGCAGCGATTCTCCGCGCCAAGTGGCTTTAGCTGCTTTGTACCCGGCATCAATGTACGAATGTTCCGTAAATTTCATGGTTAAGCCTTTTTCATCATAATGACGCGAGCCATTTTCTGGCCATGAGCGGGATAAGCGATAAGAGCGATGTCCTTATTCCAACAAGCCCGGCACCCGGAACACTTTCCTTCATGTTCATAGGCCCGGCAAAGAGAAACACCGGGTTGTTCTTGGAAGGTTGATGCATCCGGGCCAATGACAGATCCATGCAAGCCCGGCATGTACTCACCAGTGACGCTATCGGCGGAGAATCTCACCGATACATTCGGAAGAGCTTTCATGCGATTGAAAATTTCCCGGAATTTCGGGAATTTGTGCATCCGCGTAGGTAGCCAGTGTTTGCACCATGGCGTGCGTTGCATCACTTCGTACACTTTTTCGGCCAATGCGAGCGAGTACAGATCACCAGAATCGAGCCAGCGGAAGTAGCGATCTTTTTCTAGCTCGTTGACCATATCGTCTGTCCACTCCATGCGCTGCCAATCTTCTTTATTGTGCGCACGCGGAGCGATCACATTGGGGTAACGATAGTTCCCGGTAGTGGCGTAGCAACCCTTGCATGCATCCACTAGCTCGCCGGGCGATGCAATGCTTCCGGGACATGTCTCAATGGCCTGTAGTGACCATGAGCGGATTCCGTCAAGCTTGGAAGTGACAGAGATTTTGGGGCCAGTATTGATTTCCATTGTTTGCCTCATTGATTGATTGAAAAGTTACCCGCGCCATGCGAGCAAAACACCGAAAAAAATCCCGATAAGGATCGCGACAAGAATGTCTAATACTTTACGATTCATCATTACAGATCCAATGCGCGGATGATGGATTCCTCAATGCGGATCAATTGGTCATTGTCTAGCATGCGATAGACATTGATTCCGCCAACGTACACCGAAGAGATGCACACTTCCGGCCCATATCCCGGCTCATCAAAGGTTGAACCCTTGCCGGGCTCAATATCGGCATGTACAGACATCGGAAAGCCCCATGGCGAGACATCCGTAACAGTGAATTGGCCTTGAGAGATATGCATTGCAATTCCATTCATTGATTGACCGGCAATTCCGGCCCCATGGATTTTCGGGTCAATTGCAATCTGTCGAGATAGGGAAAACCCTAGTTTTGGGCACTTCAAACCCTAGGCGATGAAAGTATTACTTGATAGAAGGCTAATCAAGATGCAATTGTACTGTGGATAACTTGTGCATAAGTATTGAGTTATTCACAGGCTGTGGATAAGTGTCAGGATGCGGGTTTAGCAGGGGTTCAAGAGCCCGGACGAAAAGAAAACCAACCAACCCCAGATTGGCTGTGTCCCGCACCAACACTAGGGAGAGACATAGGAGAGCACATAGAACTATGCCTCTCTTCCATCGCCAGCGACTAGTCCGGCCTGACCAGCTCATCACTGCTAAACCTCAATAGTGATCGGGCCCCTATCCCCACACTCTCTAGCACCCCCCTCCCATAAACCAAACGATGCCTGGCATATTTATAGGGGGGGTACCACTGGAACCAGGGGGAAATATGGGGGGCCCGGTGACCTCAAGCCGAAATTTCCACAAAAACTTCCCCTGCCTAAAAAAGCAGCACCACCCTAAGTCCTTGATTCATATAGGGACGGATTCTGGAAGTGTCGTCAAACACGGTGTTTTATCCCTGCTAAACCCTTTTGCCTGTGGATAACTTTGCTTTAGGGTGTGGATAACTATGGGATATGTATAAAAAGGCTGGAAAATTAAACAGATTGCTGGAACCTGTATAAATTTTTTTGCTCAAAAGTTTTGGCTATACAATGGATCTACATTCCCTAGTAGCTCAGTAGGTAGAGCTCCTGACTGTTAATCAGGCGGTCATTGGTTCGAATCCAGTCTGGGGAGCCATGATGGCCCGTTCTGCTAAGTGAGGCTCCGGGTTAACCGGAAATGTGGAAAAATCCCACACGGGTTCTTTTGATTGGAATTGCATGGAAGTCACGCCTATCAACTTGGAAGAGGCCAATGCCTTTGTGGCGCAATTGCATAGGCATCACAAGCCGGTTCCTGGCTGCAAGTTTTGTGTAGCTGTTTCCCAAGATGGTCAGGTAGTGGGTGTGTCGATTGTTGGCAGGCCGGTAAGCCGTCATTTGGACGATGGCTGGACCTTGGAGGTCAATCGGTGCTGTACGGATGGAAGCCGCAATGCCTGCTCTATGCTGTATGGGGCATCTTGGAAGGTGGCAAAAGCGCTAGGATATAAGCGCCTGATTACTTACACTTTGCCGGAAGAGGGTGGCGCTAGTTTGCGAGGTGCTGGCTGGACTTTGGTCGGCAAGCGAGGTGGCGGTAATTGGAATTCCAAAACGCGTCCTAGGGTTGATACTGCCGAACTTCTCCAAGGGCAAAAGCTGCTCTGGGAAGTTGGCTCTTAATTGGAGATGGTATGGCGTGGACATTGGCTGATCCGATATTGGATGTTGAGGCGATAGTTGAACTGGCTGACTCCAACTATGGGGGTGAGGTCGAGGGCATCATTAATCGCAGCCGGGATGTGTTTAGACACCGGGTGACTGTTGCGGCTACGGAGCAGGTGTTTAACCGGTACAGGGAGTTTTTGGCGGCTTGCTGGGATGATGGACAGCTACTGGCGTTTTGCTGGTTTGATCGGGGCGGGTATACGACTTACTCCAATGAGGAGATTTCCAATGCCAAGTTCCACAGCGTCGATCTATCACTTCCTGCCAAACAGCGCCTACGGCTCGTGAACGAGATGATTGACCAGCACATCCTCTGGGCAAGTCAGTGCGGTATACCGATAATCTGCTCAACCTCTATCCGTGCGGATCAGGGGACTTTTATGCGGGTACATCAGAGGCGTGGGTTTTCGGTCAACGGGAGCTATGCCTGGATTCGTACCGAAAAAGCTATGGAGTTGCTACATGACAAAAGATGACCTCCTGTTTGGGCCTATCCGTGAGGCGGGTACCAATGTGTCTAGCGAGGCTAAGAAAGCTGATTCCCGGGCTCGGTATGCTGAGAAAAAGGCCATGAAGATTGCCACGGGTGAGCGGGAGCCTCGGGAGATTAAAGAGTCCACAAACCCTAAGGGCCGTCCGAAGTCGGTGGTTAACCGGGTGACGGAATACGGGTCGCTCTTTAATAAGCTCAATCAAGAACGGACAGAAAAGGGCCTTCAACCCCTGAAAACGGCCATGGAAGTCCTAATTGACGCCATGCAGTCGGACGAGATTGATTTGAAAGATAAGGCTAAGATTGCGGAAAAGCTGGCTACCTTTGAATCTAGCCGGGCTCCGATCATCTCTATTGAGCATGTCCAGAACATTGCCAAGGATGAAGAGGTTTCTGCAGACGATGCTTTGGAAGATTTCTTGTCCGCTATTCGCAAAGTGTGAAAAGGGGTAATATATGTACCGTAAACCCACCCTGCTGCAATCGCTGAAAGGTTCTCAATGAGCTATACATCTGGCAACAAAGCCCCTACGCTGATGGCGCAGGCTCCCAATCGTGTTGGCAATAAGTCCAAAGATCCGGCCAAGTTGTCGGGTGGCGTGACTGCTGTTGCCCGTCCGCAAGGTAATGTGGTTTATGCAGCTGGCCGTCAAGGCGCTCCCAAGGTTGGCAAAGAAGCCACTTCTGGCCGTGGCCAAAAAGTCATGGTGCATACCTGTGGCTGCGACAATGTTACCCCGCGCAACGATGCGTACATGGGTAAGTCCACTACTAACTACCGGGGTTAATCATGTCGTACGGCAAAGTTATTTCTGGCGGCAAGCAAATGTCCAAGGGCCTGACTAAAGGCATCAACGACAAGCTGTCCGGCTTTGAGGGCGAGAACAAGCGCCGTGCTGTTGTGGCCGGTGCGGTTCGGAATGCTTTCACGCAAAACCCCTTGTCTGACAATCACACCAACAATGTGAATGGCGGCAAGTTCACTGTTCCGAAACTTCCTAAAAACGTTTGAAAGGTAAAGTATGGCAACGTATGACATTGAAGCGCTAAAGCAAGACCTCCCTTCTGCAAAAGAGCTAGCCCAGTTTGTTTATGACCGGGCTGGCATTGCGCTTGACCTTATTGGTAAGCCCAAGGAAGAGCAGTACACCGTTGCAAAACGGGCGCTGGAGGGCAAGAACGTCCCCACGGAATATCTGACGCAAGATAACCCGTATGTGGACAAAAAGGATTTGATTCCTGAAGACCCCATGCCCCCGGTTCCGGAGCGGGAAAAGGACCTGCCTGACCGTGATGCTCAGGTCAATTTCTTTGGTGCCACCAATATGCCGCATCCGCTGGACCCCCAGTCGGATCGCAAGGTGCATATCTCGTTTCGCAAATACGAGAACGGCGCTATCACCTACGAGGTTGTTGGTCCGCTGGAGAAGATTGCCATCGGCAGTCGGATCAATAAGTATGGCCAGAATGTGCCCGAGCGCTATACATGGCTAGACCCCCGTACGGGTGAGCGCATGATGCGTCGTCCTGATGGCACCCTGACGGAAAAAGGTCGCGGCCTGTATACCTATTGCGTCGGCGAAAAAGGCGCAGGCATCTGGAATCTGATTGACAAGGAACAGGTCAGTATTTCTGCAAAGAACATTGCTGATCCGTGGGCTTGATGGAAGATACGGCAAACATCTTCCGTACCAAGCTGCCCAATCAGGCGGAAGCCTGTGCGCGGAAAATTCTGGAATGGCTCCAGAAAGATCTGCAGGGCAGCAAAAAGCTCATGCCCGAAGAAGTATTCCATTTGGCATCGGCGGCAGAGACACTGTTGCTAATGCGCGACACTTATGGCAAAGAGTGAAGCCTCTGACTACATCCAGGCAGTTTACAAGGACCGTGCCCTAAAGCATGTTCTGAAATTAGCCGGAGGTAAGGCGGCAGTAAAGCATATGAACCCGGAACAGCTTCTGAAAATGAAGCTAGCCCGGGATCACGTTGCTAAAGACATGCAGTTCAATACGATGAAGTGGTTTCGGCCCTTCCCGTATCAAAAGGCATTCTTTGACACCGGCAAAGACTTTGTGCGGCGCGGCATGATTGCTGCCAACCGGGCGGGCAAGACCATTGCGTCTACCTACGAGACCGCCTATCACCTGACCGGCAAATATCCCAAATGGTGGACGGGCAAGGTCTGGGATAAACCTGTGATCGCCATGTGTTCGGGCGAATCATGGGAACAGGTTGCTAAAACCCTGCAAAACAAGCTCCTAGGCTGCGATGACATCAAGCAGTCCTACAAGCTGGGCACAGGCTCTATCCCTCGTGATCTGATTGATGAGAAGTCAATCCGTACTGACGGCGCTAACGTGCTGGCTGTGGAGATCAAGCACTCCAGCGGCGGCAAGTCAAAGTTGTATTTTTCCAACTACACCCAGCAATCCAAGAACTTGCAGGGTTTTGAGCTAGACCTCGTGGTGCTGGACGAGCAGCCGCCGGACGAGATCTTCTCGGAATTGGTGGTTCGTACTGCGCAACGGAACGGTCAGGTCCTGTGTTCGTTCACGCCCCTCAAGGGTATGTCCGGGCTGGTGCGAAAGTTCTGGGACAAGGTGGATGGCTACACCCACATTCGGGTAACATGGGACGACATTCCTTACGAGAACGAGTGGGGGGAAGAGTTTTTCTCTCAAAAAGACCGGGACCAACTTTCCCGGGACTTCATGCCATGGGAGCGCAAGTGCCGCATGGAAGGCATCCCGTTGGTCGGCAAGGGCGTGGTCTTTCCTTTGCTGGACTGGCCTACCTACAAAGCCGAGGATCTGGAACTATCCAAAAATCCCAAGCTGGAACGGCTTATCTCGTTTGACTTGGGTATCAAAAACGACCCGACTGTCATTAGTTACTTTTTCCGTAATCCCGAGACGCAGGTTATCTATCTGCATCGGCAGATTACTGTGGATAAGGGCCAAACCCCGGACGAATATATCCATTTCTTGATGGACGCAGAATCTAGGGGTGTGCCGATTGCATTACCTCACGACGGTAGCCAGCCGGGACGGTATACGCTGACGGAGCAATCGGTGCGGGAAACCTTTGAGGACACTTATGGGTTGAACGTCATTCCGGGCGCGATCTTGAACCCTGTGAACGATCAGGGTAAAGTGACTAACCATAAGTCTTACGGCATCAATATAATGCGCCTAGGCTTGGAGCGCAGTACGTTAATGATCAACGAAAATTGCCTGCGTTTCCTTGATGAAGCACGGAATTATGCAATTGATGATGCTGGCCGTTTTTCTGACCCGGACGACCATATTGACTCTGCCCGGATTGGCATTTTGGCCCTGATTCAGGGACATGGTGAGACGATGGTAAGTCGGTCTCAATCGTTGGCTCATAAACGCCTCGCGCCTGTTGAAGGCAAAATGCAGCGAATCTAAGGAAATCTTATGCTGGATAAACAGAACATCATCGTTGACCACCTTCAGGCGGAGGTCAGCAATAAAGGCATGGTGTTCCAAGTCGCGCATGAGGTTTACCTGAAGATGGTGGACTATCTGCGTCTGACTCAGGCAAAGAATACGTTTAACCGGCTTTCTGATTACCATTACCTCAATATTGCGGTCAGTAACTCTACTGAACCGATTCGCGGCATTGATTACATTCACCCGGTGGTTTCCCCCGGTGTGGATTACGCCACTGCGGTGGTGACCAAATGCCTGATGCCCAACGGCAAGATTGAGTTTGAATTTGAGCGTTTTACCGAGGCGGACGATGTGCAATCGCGTCAGTCCACGGAGATGGTCAAGTACATGCTCAACAGCAAGAATGATTCGTATCAGATCATTCGTGACTGGGCCCAAGATTCCCTGCTGCACAAGAACGGTATCGTTATGGTTTCCCCCGTGCGGGAACCTATCGTGCAGTACAAGGAAGTGGAAGGCACCCGGGACCAGCTTCGCGTCTTTGAGACGATGGCTGCTGAAAAGGGCCTGACTCCCAAGCGCCAGAACATGCGCCGTATTGATGTGGACCTGCAGGGCATGATGCAGGAAGCCACGATGGAAGAGTCGGCAGAAGCGGCTAAAGACATCGTTAGCGCCAACACCATTTACCGCGCCAAGTACAAGCTGACTGGCTACAGCACCACGGTGCGGGTCAAGCATGTGGCCCAACATTACTGGGTTTGCAACCCCACCATTCCCCAGATTCAGGATCAGGACTTCTGCGGGTTCTATGACCCCATGACGATCCATGAGTGCAAGGCTCAGTATCCGTATGTGGATATTGAGAAGCTGTCTGAGCATGCCGCTTACGGTCCTGCCGGTGCTTATCAGGCTGGCGCTCTTGAGAACGACCTTGCCCTGCATGCCCGCGACTCCACTCCGGTTCCTGGTCAGGGTGTGATTGCCTCTGCTGGTGCTGACAAGTACAGCCGGGTCATCATGCTGACCACCGCCTGGATTCGTAAGGATGTGGACGGAGACGGCGAAGAAGAGATCATCGAGTGCTGCTTCTCGGGCTCGTATGTGCTGTATGTGAAGGAAGTGGACTTCATTCCGCTGGCCAACATGTGCCCGAAGCCCATCGTGGGCAACTTCTTTGGCTACAGCTTGGCAGAGCGTCTGGTTCCTATGCAGGAGTACGGCACTGCTATTAGCCGTGCTGAGATGGCTTTTGCCATGCAGGCTTCTACGCCTCGTATTGGCGTCAACCCTGAGTTCGTGGACGCTGAAGAAATCCAGCGTGGCGTCTCGGCAATGTTTGTGTTGGACCGCAAGTTCGATGCAACCAAGCATGTGTACGAGTTCTCGCCAATGCAGGGCAATCTGGCCTATGTCCAGTCGTCCATGCAGCGCTTTGAGTCGGACAAGATGGCTGTCATTGGTATGACCAGCCCCAGCGATGTGCTGAACCCTGAGGTCATGAAAGATGGCAACAGCGGCTTTAAGCTCCAGCTGGCCATGGGTCCGAACCAACTCATTCAAGATGAGATGGTCAAGAACTGCGCCATCGGTCTGCGCGATGTCATCTATCTGGTCTGGAAGACCCTGATCCAGTACGCTGATGACTACAACATCCAGCAACTGGCAGCGGCTTGCAGCAAGGGACAGCCTTTCCTTGATGCCATTTCGATGGACAACTATGAGTTCATTGACCGCCGCATGATCAACATTGATCTGGCGTTGGGCTTCATGGCCGAGGAAAACCGCCTGACCCGTCAGCAACTAATTACTGCTGCACAGCAACAATTTGCACAGGCCATGATGATGGTTGATCCGTCTGTGCCGGAGTTGTTTATCAAGGTTCGTCGCCCGTATGAGGACACGCTGCGGGTTCTGGGGGTGAAAGATGTTGACGCCTACCTACCTACTTTTGACGAGGCGGCAAAGCTGGTTGAAGCTAAAGCTGCGCAAGGACCGAATCCCGAGCAGCAGGAAACCATGTCTAAAGTGGCGCTTAACACTGCAAAGGTTGAAGAATCGAAAACTGTTGCTGCGCTCAATGTCAAGAAAGCGGAGGACATTGATACGGACAATATGTTTGAGGCACTTGCAGCCAAGCGAGGAAAACTCTCAGCAGTTCAAGTAGATTAAGGATTGATTTGCAATGAAAAGCATGTTGAAAGACATTCGCGCTTATTTCAATAGGCGCACCCGAGCATCAGATTCATTTAAGGAGGCCAATGTTGCGCGAAAAACTCTAGCTATTGAAAACGGGGAATCTGCTTCCCGACTCCTCAAAAACGAGGATTTTGCATTGCTGTTCAACCTGTACCGATTCCAAATGCTAGAGCGTTTGGAGGATGCCCGGGAAGATTCAGACAGACTAAGCAACGCATACTATGTTGCTGGAGCGCGTGATTTTATTGACTTCATTGAGAAGCAAGAATATCTCGCCAAGAAAGTAGTTGTTGAAACTAAATCATAAGTCGAGGTAAACTATGTCAGACGTTATCGTTCAACCGACCGTCGTAGAGCAAACTGGTAGTCCTGAAGCTGCCATCGCTGCAATGATTGCCGCCAACCGGCGTAACAATCCTCAGCCTGATGGAAGCAATCCGCCACCAGCCGGACAAGAAGAGGCGAAAGCCGAATCCCCGGAGGCGGCTCCTAGTGAGGAAGCCGAACCTGAAAATGTCGTTAGTGAGGCTGAGGAATCTGGAGATTCGGAAGTTGAAGGTGAGTCCGGCACTGCCGTAAACGACCCTGTTAATTTCTTTGAGTTTGCAGATGAAAATCCCGACCTGAAACTGCGTATTCCGAACAAAAACGCCGAGGGTGGATTTGTTGAGATTACTGCAAAGAAGGCCGCGACTCTCCTGGGTCAAACCAGCGATATTGATGAAAATGCGCGCAAACTTAAAGTTCAGCGGGCTGAATTTGAAGAATATGAGTCGAAACGAAAGAGTGAGCTAGACGGTCTGCAAATTGGACTGGAGCTAACAATCGTTCCTCAGCTGCAACAAGCGGCGGATGAACTGGTTACGCTGCAACAGTACAACCAGCAATGGACGCAGATTCGTGAAAGGGCCACCTCGGAGGTTGAGCGTAGTGAGGCAGAAGCTGCCATCCGTCAAAACGCCCAGCTGATTGAGGAAAAGTCCAAGTTCATTCAATCGAATCGTCCGAAGGTTCAAGAGTTCTACAACATTCGTAGTCAGGAAGTCCAGCAACGCCTAGAGCAAGCTCGACAATCGTTTACGGATAAGGAACTGGCGAACAAGGCGACTTTTACCGAGCTTCGGGACAAGTTGTCGAAAGAGTGGAATGGCGCGAAAGGGTCGTTCATTCCTGGGGTGCCCAATATTGACTTGGTCTCCAGTGATGAGTACCTGCTAGGTCTGATCCGGGACGGTATGAAGTTCCGGGAAGGTCCGAAAATTCGCAATGCTGGGGGTTCGCTAGCTGCTGCTGGCAAGCCTGTCGCTAAAGCCAAGACCTCTCCTGAGGACAAGACTACTGAACTTCAAAAGAAGGCTCAATCGGGCGATAAGAATGCGCAACGTGACCTTTTGGCAACCATGTTGGCGTCCAATAAACGCCGTCGTTAATTTTCAGGAGTTTTTTCATGTCTACTATTACCTCTGCAAACCTTGGTAACGGCAACGGCTCGTATACCACCGATATCGTCGTCAAAGACCTCGATATGACCGTCTCCAACTATGTTAAGGATCGCACCCCGATCACTAACATGGCCATGAGCAAAAAGCGCAAGATCAATTCGACCCTGCACATTTGGCCGAACGACTACTTCCGCACCCCCAGCCTGAACGCCAAGCTGGAAGGCGCTGCTGTGTCGGCTTCTGACGCTGCCTCTAACACCCGTTCTAACCTGGGTAACTACACCCAGATCTTCACGACCGTGATCGGTGCCACTGGTACCGCCCGCGCTGTGGAGCAGGCCGGTGGTGATCCCCAGGCTTACCAAGAAGTCAAGCAGCTGACCGAAATCATGTTTGACGTTGAACTGCAAATGGTTCGCGCTGACGGTGCTTCTATCAAGTACGCCGGTCAAGCTGCCACCCAAGGTTCTTCGCCCAACAACGGTCGTCGTTTTGGTTCGCTGTACTCGTTCGCTGGCACCCGTTCTGGCAACGACACTGATGGCACCTCCGTTCTGAACATCGCTACCAGCGACAGCAACGATGCCACCTCTGCCGTTAACACGAACCAGCCCTTCAACGGTCTGCTGTCTAACGCCGGTCTTGGTTACTTCACCTTCTCGTCTGGTGTGACGCTGCAGCAATTCAGCCCGTACCTGTACAAGCAGCTGGTTACCACCGCTGAGCAGCGCTTCAACGCCAAGATCACCAACATGGTGGTTCCGACCTCGATGCGCACTCATATCTCCGACATGATGCCGACGAGCCGTTCTATCAACCGTTTCAACCCGGCTGATAAGGGCGACACGATCAGCACCTATGAAGGTGACTTCAACTACACCTACCAGATCGACGATTCGTGGGTTATGGACCAGACCGGCGCTGACAACACCTCCGCTCTGTTCATGAACCCGGACGTTATCCAGTGGGGTTCCCTGCGCGAACTGGGCCCGAACAACGAAGTGTTCTCTAACGCTGACGCTTCGCTGGACCAGTACATCATGGAAGGCACCCTGATCGTGCGTAACCCGGCTGGCGTGGCTGTCCTCGCCGCTGTGTCGCCCACCGGTGCTGCCGTGACCGGCCCGCGTCCGTCCGCTCAAGTCCAGCGTTATCTGGCTTGATGAAAGGCCCTTCGGGGCTTTTCTGGAGGTGTTATGAGCACCTCTGGAAAAGTACGAAAGGCATGGTATGGGACTGAACGCTAACAATGAAGAGGCTTTGGTTGACGAGCGGTATTACACCGAGGGCAACCATGCTGCTGGCGTCGAAATTGCATTGCGCAAAAACGACAAGCTGTACAACGAGGTCAAATCTGGCACTTGGTCCCAGACTTTTGACACTGGCAACCTAAAGTACACAATTGGTGCGCAAGATGGCACACGGTATGTTAAGTACGACCAGCAAAACGTAGAAGCTGTCCGAGAAAAATGCAAGACCATGCGCGAGTTCTACAAGGAACACGGTACTGATAACCCGTTCTTTGCTGGCACCTTCCATGCGATGGATTTGCCCAAGTGCTTCGCGCACGAGATCAGTTCTAAGTGGTTCAATAACCGGCCTTGGGAACTGATTAAGCAGGATAAGCAAGACAAGATCCTGTTTTATGCCATCGTCAATGAATACTATGCCGATTTCGTTTGCCACCCTAGCGGCAAGATTCCCATTCCGTATAATCCCACTATTCCTGTGAAATAAGGGTAAGAAATGACGACAGCCCTGTTTATCCAATCGGCAAATTCTTTGGTGAGCAGGGTTGCTCAGTGGGTTGGCGCTATTCCCCAGACTGTTGGCATCAATGCTACGGCATTTAACTCCGCAACTGGTGTTATTACCTGCTCTGCCAATCCTTCTTCTGCGGTTTTGGTGGGTGATTTCATTACCTACAGTCTGCGTGGCCCCTATGTGCTGGTGACGGCTGTTAGTTCCACCACCATTACGGTTAATGATCCTGATGGCAGCTGGGATAACGCCACTTTGCCGACGGCTATCCTTAAATTGCCGACTCAATCGACCATCGAAATCTGCAACTCTATCCAACTTGCAGAGCTGAAGATGCGCACGATTGAGCTACCGGCTCTGCGCAGCAATCCGTACGATCCTGTTGACCCCAGCATCCTGACGACCAATGCTCAGGGCTTGTCTCCCATTCCGGCAGACATGTGCTTCCCAATTCTGTTCTTCCAAGAGACTCCTCTGGCCAACCAGCCTCCTGGCTCTACTGGTCTGGGCCCTTGGATCATTTACGACCGAGTGGGTGATCGGGAAATTATCCGTCGTCGGATGATTGACCAGCTGTATGTGCGTCCGTTTGGCGTTCCCCGTGTGATCCGGGCATCGTTCTCTGAAGTCGGTCCGAACTATGTGTTCACGCCTACTCCGGGTGCTAACGTTGAAATCAAGGCGTACTACCAGCGCACTTTCCCGTTCCTGTTCAGCCCGACTGAGGATGCTGGCTATCCCGTCGTGCAAAGCAATGCCATTCTGTCTTCCTTCCCTGAAGGCTACATGTACGGCACTCTGTGGGCTTATTACGACAAGAACAAAAACACGGAAGAAGCCCAGAAATGGCTCAGCCGTTTTGATGATGCGTACGGCCTCATTGAAGACCAGAACTACAAGGGTAAATGGCGTGGCGGTGACCAGCACCTGACTTCGGAGTTCCAGCCCCGTAACTATCGCTACAGCTTCAAGTGAGTGCATAAATGGCAACTAGCGGACTCTATGGAAGCAGCACTGGCGGTTCCATTACTGGCTCCACAGGCACTGCCACCAGTGGCTTGTATGGCAGTAGCACGGCTGGCGTTGTCATGGCTGAGCCTGGGGCTGAAACGACTGGTCTGTATGGCGGAACGGTTAAGTTTGGTGTAACTGGCCCCACTGGCCCTACCGGCCCCATGGGCCCTACTGGTCCCACCGGAGCTACTGGCCCCACGGGTGCTATTGGCCCTACTGGCGCTACTGGTCCGACAGGAGCTACTGGCCCTACTGGTCCTACTGGTGAAATTGGCCCCACTGGTCCCACGGGCCCCACTGGCGCTCAAGGTATTCAGGGAGTAACTGGCCCCACCGGTCCTACGGGCGCGGATGGCATTCAGGGTATTACTGGACCCACCGGCCCAACCGGAGCCCAAGGTATTCAGGGTGTGACCGGTCCTACTGGACCTACCGGAGCGCAAGGCATTGTGGGTCCGACTGGTCCTACTGGCGCTCAAGGCATTCAAGGTGTGACCGGACCGACCGGACCTACTGGCGCGGATAGTACGGTTGCTGGTCCTACTGGACCTACTGGTATCACAGGTGCCACTGGACCTACGGGTCCTGCGGGAGTGGGCGGGCTGTCCTATCAAGGCACTTGGAACGCTAGCACCAACACGCCTACGCTTGCATCTGGCGTCGGCACCAATGGTTACTACTACATTGTTTCTACGGCAGGCTCTACCAATCTGGATGGAATCACTGATTGGCAAGTGGGCGATTGGTTGCTGTTCAATGGAACCGTCTGGCAAAAGATTGACCAAACCAACTTGGTTATTTCTGTCAACGGGCAAACCGGTGTCGTTTCTCTCACCTACACCGATGTGGGAGCGTTTCCTGCGACTTCTACGACTGGTACTGGCAATGTGGTGCTGGCGACGGGTTCCACGCAATCGAACCCGACGATCAGTAACTATCAAGACTTCACCTCAATTACCGCTCCTGCATATCAGGAGGGCCGGGTTTGGTATGACACCGATCAGAAATCGTTGTCTTTTTACCACGACTCGTCTTTGTCGCCTGTCTACATTGGCGAAAACATTGTCCTGAAGGTCTACAACAACACCGGCTCCACTATTGCAAAAGGTGCTGCGGTTTATATTCAGGCGGGCGGTGCGTTTACCTACCCCAATGTTGCGTTGGCAAAAGCTGATGCTATTGGCACATCGGCTGTTATTGGCTTGATGAATGCCAGTACACCTACGGGCACTGCTGGTTATGTAACTTCTACTGGCGTCATCACGGGCGTCAGCACTGGTGGAACAGCAGAAGGCACGATTCTGTACCTGAGCCCTTATTCTGCTGGCCAGCTGATGAACACTGTGCCCCCAACGGGTTATGTGGTTCAGGTGGGCGTTGTTGCGCACTCCAATTCGCCAAACGGTACTATTTACACCAAGCAGACTACGCCCCTAGCTATTTCTGCTGGCACCATTGTTGGCGCATTGGCCATCGCTAACGGCGGTACGGGTCAAACGACTGCAAACGCTGCTTTTAATGCACTTGCACCCAGCCAAACCAGTAATTCTGGCAAATACCTGTACACAGACGGCACCAACACTTCTTGGGCGAGTGGACAGTTAGGACCTACTGGACCTACCGGCACGGCAGGTGCAAATGGTCCCACTGGTCCCACGGGCTCTAACGGTACTAATGGTCCTACCGGTCCTACGGGCCCGACCGGAGCAGACTCCACCGTTGCCGGTCCTACGGGTCCAACGGGGCCTGCAGGCAGCAGTAGCAATTTGGCCGTTCAAGATGAGGGCACCACTCTTACGAGTGCGGCATCTAGTCTAGACTTTGTTGGCAGCGGTGTTACTGCCACTGCAGTAGGCGGTGCAGTGACTGTCACCATTCCTGGCGGCGGTAGCTCTACCATCACCAATGACACGACTACGGCAACCAGCCTTTACCCGCTGTTTTCGTCCGCCACTTCTGGCACGGCCTCCACGATCTACACCAGCAATGCCAACCTGCTGTACAAGCCTTTGGTGGGTGAATTTAGCGCTCGTGAGGTTCGCTCCAGCAATGGTATTGTGGTGAACAGTCAAACCGTTAGCGCTGATTACACAATTGCTTCTGGTGACAATGGTGGATCGTTCGGCCCTGTGACGGTGAACTCCGGCATCACGGTGACGGTTTCTTCTGGCTCTGTTTGGACGGTGGTTTGATATGGCGGTAACTATTGACGGAACTGCTGGAGTTGTTGCCCCTGCTGTTACTGCGGCAACTGTGTCCACTTCTGGGCCGGCGGAATTGACCACTTTGTCTGTGGCGGGCAACAACATATCCTCAGTTAACTCCCTTGGATTCCGTAACCGAATCATTAATGGAGACATGCGGGTCGCACAGCGAAACACTTCTGCGACCATTACCGCTGGCTCTACCATCGCCGCTGGGTACTCCACGGTAGACCGGTTTTATGTTTACTGCACTGGTGCAAACGTCACTGCGGCGCAAACGACCAACTCCGCTGTCAACGCGCTCAGAATTACTGGCGCTTCTTCTGTCACGGCAGTCGGTGTGGGGCAACGCATCGAAACCGCAAATAGCTACGATCTAGCCAACGGTACAGCCACCTTGTCCGTAAACTTAGCAAATAGCCTGCTTACCACGGTGACTTGGACCGCATACTACGCCAACACTACGGATACTTTTGGCACCTTGGCTTCTCCCACCCGCACTCAGATTGCCACCGGCACTTTTACGGTCACTAGCACCCTGACGCGCTATTCCACACAGATCACCATCCCTTCTGCTGCAATCACGGGCATTGAGATTGTGTTTACTGTTGGCGCTCAAACATCTGGCACTTGGAATATTAGTGGCGTCCAGCTTGAAGCCGGAAGCGTAGCTACCCCTTTCGAGCGCAGGCCCTATGGTGAGATGCTGATCCTGTGCCAACGATATGGCCTGCGGGTCACGCAGCAACAAAACAGCGGAGGCTTCTCCAGCACAGGATTGACCGCCAACGCCCGCTTCCCGTTCCCCGTGACGATGCGAGCTACTCCCACGGCAGCAATCATTTCGGCCGGGTCATGGATCGTGGGTAACGATGTCAGCGCAAACTACACCGCCACGAACGTTGGTCTTCAATCGCAAAACTTAACTGCGTCCGGGGGCCGCGTAACATTTAACTCGTTTAACTCTAATTTTGGCAGCGCCCAGTTTGTTGCTGGCACGGATGCGACTGGAACGGCGGTTTTGTTTTTTAGCGCGGAGCTTTGACATGTACAGACAGTGCTTGAATATGGATGGCTCTGTTGCAAACTGCATCATCAGACTGGCTGATGG